GTAACAGCCCAGTTATTTTCGCTTGTGCTAAACATCTGGAAACGCAAAGTAATTGGAGCATACAATTCATTGAACGCTTCTACTTTACTTTTGATTTTATTTGCTTGTTCTAGTGTCATAGTGTTTTCCAGAAAAGGGACAGCAAGTAAGAGATTTGAACTCTTGAACGCTTTTATACGTTGCTCGTTTTCAAGACGAGTGCGATAGACCACTCCGCCAACTTGCTATAATCTAATTATACCTCATCAGCCATAAACTTGCTAACATCTTCACGGATTTCTACAAGAACATCGTCAGATATATCTAATTTTTCAGCAAGCATATCAAACAATTCTGCATCAGCCAAGAGCATTTTAAAGCCCTCAAGAATCACTAACAAATCATGTTCAGTTTTATCAGATAAATAATTCAATGTATCGTTTGGCATTCTGTTTCCTCACTAGTAATATATCACAAATATTATGTAATGTCAAAAAAATCCCCTCATAAATTTATATGAGGGGAAGAGTATGATAAAGGAGATACAAACACTGACAGAAACACCAACCAGAAACAAAGTGGGCAGTATTCGACTTGCACGAATACTCTGCAAATTATGAGTTTGCTGCTTCACTATTTAAGCTAACTGCCCTTGAATTCCTAACTGATGGCGTTCAAACCCCCAAAATAAATTTTAAGTTATCAGCTAGGAAATTGGTGGAATAGGAATTGCACCTATATCAAAGGTTTATGTCCTCTGCTTTACTTTAAGCTACCCACCATCAATAATTTCATACCATTCGCCACCAAAGAATTTCTGTCCTATCAACTTTGTAGGTGTCTCATTATGGTACTCAAATCCACCAAATTTTATAGAAGTATAACTAAAATAACCTTCGGAGCATTTACAAGTTTTGATAACATTTACACCCTCTAAAATTTCATCTCCAACAACTTTATACTTACCCTTATATAGATAAAGAGTTTGTGGCTTAGTTGGAAAATCAACTTTTAAAAGAATGTCGTTCATAAATTTTATTTATGATGTGAGAGAGACTAAAAAATCTCTCTCACAATTTTGCAGAAGCACCACCTTCTGCGTTTGTTCAAAAAGCTGAAGTCTTCTTGAACACCCTTATATTACCACTAATCTATATAGTCCACAACATATTTTTTCGAAATTTCTTTAGTTCCATTATATGTTCTGATAAAATCAATATCGCCTTCATCATTCAATTCAAGGACGAGAAATTTTGGCTCATACTTTTTATCTGCTGTGTGTTGCTCGATAAATGCATTAAGATAACTGTAATTTTCAAAAGTTAATTTGATAATAATATCCCAATTATCTGTAACTTCATACAATACGTGTTTCATATTCTAGTGTATATTAAAGAAACAATATTGTCAAGATAAATTTTTCAACAATAAATTATAGGAATGATATATATCATTCCTAAAGAATAATCCCCAGAATTTTTTCCGGGGATTTATTCTATAACTTAAAATCTTTCGAAATTACTTGATTGAATTTTCTAGGGTCATACCAATAACATCCAACACAAGTGCCTTCATAATTAGACTCTCCAACAATCCATCCAAATGAATAACCAAGCCTTTTCGCATCGTATCTTTCATTTGTTTCCTCACATATCTTGCAATGGGTTCTCTTAGACAAGTTTACATTTCTCAAAAGTGGCTGAAAATCATCTTCTTTTTGATTTTCTACATTTGAATAAGTGTCTGAGGTATATCTTCCATCTTTATGGTCACATTCGATATTTTCTCCACCAACATCAACAACTCTACATCTTTGTTTTCTTATTGATTTTAAAATATCTGACTTGATTCGTTTTTGAATTGATGTGTCTCTGTAACCATCTAAACGAATACCAACAGACCTGCCAGCTACTTTTTCCCTATGAACAATAAAATCTTTCAATTGACCATCAGAACGATTCCAATCTCCACCATTCTTTGTTTGAAATTCTATACCGGGAAATAATGCCTCGAGTTCTGAATATAACCAAAGACGAGTTTTACCTTCACCATCAGGTTTTGCTACTTGAAGAAACATCTGTGCTTTTGTCATATAATTTATTTATTCTTTCTGATGCTTTTTGATAGTAAGTTTCATCAAGTTCACATCCCATAAAGTTTCTTCCAGTGTTGAAGCAAGCCACAGCACAAGAAGCACTACCAGCAAAACAATCTAAAACTGTATCACCGGGATTGGAATGTTTATTGATTAACTCTTGTAGTAAGTTGAGAGGTTTTTGTGTAGGATGAAAACGGTCTTTCTCATGACATATAGGAAAACGATAAATTCCATTATCATATTCTGAATGAAATGTAGGCTTTGCACCTTTGATAGCAGTAAGGGCAATCTCTCTCGAATTGGTGAGATAATTCACTTTACTGTTGATGGGAACTGGATTTGTCTTTACCCATTCAATAAAGCGCAATTGTTTAAACTTAGCACTCTCAATCCAATTCTTTAATGTCTCGATTTTCCACAAATCATAGAAACATATCAATGTTCCACCTGGCTTCAAAATACGATAACATTCTTTCATCACCTCATCAAGAACAAAGATTTCATTATCCCACTCTCCAAATTCATAGGACATCTTAAATCTTTCAACACCCTTCTCTCCACAACTCTCAAATCCTGTTGCTCGTGAAATTGTGTAAGGTGGGTCAATTAAAACAAGATTTACAGATTTATCAGCAACACGGGGTAAGAAATCTAAACAAGATTCATTATTCAAAACTAAAGACATATGGTTTCCTCATAGATATAATAACACAGATATATATTCTCTGCAACATTTAAAAAATAATTTGCTGATAAATTATAGGAATGGTAATTACCATTCCTAAAGAATAATTGCAAAAAAAATCCCTCTTCCTATGAGCGGAGAAGAGGGATAGAACACAGAACTATGAGCGGATTCTGTGTACTCTATTCTATCACAAGAAATTCAGTTTGCAAGTCTTCTTTTTGAACAGGAATTTCAGTAATAAAATAACTTTCTCGATTTACCCAATGACAACCGGGAATTATAACAAAACAATCATCAGAATCAACCATCGTCCAAATGTTAGCTGGATTTTGATTCTTTACAAATTCCCATTGGTCATCTTCAGAATAATCGAAAGAACATCCCTCAAAACTGGAATCTTCAAATTCATTCTTGATAGGCTTGTATTTCTCAACCCATTCATCAAAAGTATGTACTCGCTTAAGTGAAAGAATACCCATATTTGTCACTTCACAAATACCAACTTGATAATTGCCAATAAATGAATTAATATATTCTTCAGCAATCAATTTGTCATCTGTTTTAGTTGTTTCAATATAGCCCTTCTTGACAACATTTTTAATTTCTTGTCCGGGATATTTCCAACTAAACTGAACTTCGATTTCATAAGTGGGAGTGATGATAGTGTTTTCCATACCTGTATTATATCACCTGTAATATGGACTGCAATAGGAAATCCCCCACTGCCAGAAAATGTGGGGGATTTGTTCACTTGGACAAGGAGCTAACCAAGTGAAATTATTCAGAAGAGTGAATTTCCATATGACAATTCAAGCATACCAGAACACATTTCTTCCACTCATCTAAAATATCATTCCAAGATCGATTGTGCAAATTTTCTGCTGATAATCCAAAAGATTTTTCTTCTGGTTTTAAATGATGGAAAGACAAAGCTTTACGACACTTATTATATCCACATACAGAACAACATCCACCTGAAAGTTTTATAAGCTCGTCTTTTCTTTCTATTCTTTTACGAGCCATTTTATCTTTGTGATGTTTTTTGTATGATTCATCCCATTCTGAATAAGGTTTTCCTATTGGTTTTTTAGTAGGAGTATCAATATCTGGTTTAGTGTTATTGCTTCCAAATGGGCTACAATCAAGACAGAATTTTCTGTTTTGTAAATTACGAATTTTTCCATCAACCATTTTCTTACGTGGAATGGTGTTATTGCATTTTCTACAGGTTCTTGTTTCCATACTATACTTATACAGCGTAATGGAAACAAGAACCTTGTTATGGGTTGGGAGGGATTTGAACCCTCGACATTCGCATTAAAAGTGCGACGCTACTACCACTGAGCTACCAACCCATAAATACTCGGGA